CTAGAAAGAATAATTTTCTCAAATTCTCTCATTAGGTCACTTCCATGCCCATCAAACTTGGCATAATCAGTGGGTGTGGCAAAAAGTGCGTGTTCTAAAATTTTCACAACACGGGCCGAAATATCACGGGGGGTTTTGCCAAAGGCATACCACTCTTCCTTCTTCAAAAAGGCCTCCAACGCATAAATGAATTTACTATATTCTCGTTTATCAGAGGTGTTGAAGGTTGAAATAGGTCGGGGGGGCTTGATATTGCCATATGGTTCTTTCTTCATAAACATATTAATTACCCGTTTGGGGTCGAAGAGGAACTCTGCCGCTGCCAACAAACGGCGTTGCTGAGGACGATCCATTCGGGACAAAACTTCATCATCATCCGTAGGGTCCAACGTGTTGGCTAAATGCTCGGGTATAAATTTCTCAGCAAATTCTTGCATCACCCGAACAAGAAAAGGGGAAGGAGGGAGCAAGCTCGTATTACGTGGCTGTTCAACCCGTGCCCTAATGCATTCCTCCTCGTTATTCTTACAATCAGATGGGACGAAAGCAGCATGAACCAACGGGGTCATAAATGCTTTCATCATAGGTTTAGCGAGGGGGTCATAACTATTGGGCATAAACTGATATGGCCTAACGGCCATTGGAACAGGACAAACAATGTCAGGCTTAACTCCTTCTTGACTGCGATGGTATTCCAATAACGCAGCACCGGCGGCCTTGTCACCTTCAGGAACGAACGACATAATAGTAGGCATAGTAACATCATACTTAGACAGCCGCACTATTGCTGCGACTGTGTCGTCCACTGCTGCAGTGACATCAGCACTAATATAGGTATTAACCTTGCCGGTGGAAACATGAACTCCGGTTTTCGAAGAAGTTGTTAACCTCAAAAACCCTTTTGGCGTGGCGACGCGCAATCGCTGCAATTGACGCGCACCCAACCACCAATGTACCAACAACGACCCTGGAAAAGACCATGAACCAATGGGCGTGAGCATAACAAGCTCGTGATCTGGGGATGTGAACCTCCTATCAACCAAAAAAGCAGCAGAAGAATAGGGTATCCCACAAAATTTCTTTGAGACCAGAATATGGTCGGTACTCCAATTCCAAACCTGGTGAGAATACCGGCCACCGCCAGTCACATGATAATCAACCACATCATCCTTGTCGAAAGTAAAACTATAATTGTCTGTCGCCCGACAGACACGACTGGGTTGGAATGTGAATAAAATAGTAGGCTGACAATGATCTACCAAAAACGTTGGCATGTCAACATATTGATCCACATCGACCATAGCGACAAAAGAAGTATCGGGAATAGATAAGTTCCTGGGTGTGGTAGTAACATCCTTCACCCAGTAATAAGATCTACTCCCTAATCTATTATGCTTCTCATCATTCCGTGATCGCTGGACGTAATAGGCTGGACGGCCAAAAATACGCGCTAGGCGATCAATGAACAAGGAAGATGTCGAACGGTCAGCCGCAGCGGCTCCATGTGTATGATTAGCAGGCTCCCGAAAAGAAACGAACTCCATATCCATAAAATTGGTTCTAACCAGGTTGGAAGGGAGTTGGGGTTCTCGTTTCATAAAGTTAATTGCGCGGGTTCTTAGATCTCGGGGCACTGAAAAGGTCTTATAAATGATCCAACAACCTGAACATAACGCAACAACCATCACCACTTCTTTGACAGCCGGTGGGCTCAATTTACCGGCGCCTCTTACAAGGGAGAGGCATCCCTTGGCTCCTTTCACCAGCAACATGCCGGTTAATCGGAGCAACGCACGTGTATCAAGTGATCTCCACGTACTAACAACAAAACTAAAGCGTGTCATAGCAAAAGTAAGTTAGGGGC